ATTCTAACGAGTCTCTATAGTTTTCAGATCTTCCGAGAAAATCTCACTCCTGGATTAAAGACACTTTTTACCAAATGGTTGAGTATTGGTAGGTCATTATTTACTGATCATGCGATTGTACATGCAACGGATCCTGAATGGATATATAGTATTACAAGTGGAACATTCTTCTCTGCGCCATCATGTTCTCCCTCGGCTATCCTAGAAGATATCGCGGAACATTTTCCTGAGATCGTAAGTATTTCATTAGAGTAGTTCTTTCTTCTTTCTCTCAAGAAATTCTTCCAAATAGTTACCATTTGTATTATTGAATGCACTCTGAGAATGAATACGATGTCCTACAAGAACTTTAGGGACATTATAGAACTTTGCTTGTGTTTTATATTTGAGACGTAGCCAGAGTTCATAGTCTTCTAAACCAGTTATTTCTGATTCATTATATTTTAGAAGCTCAGTCTTTAAAATGACAGATGAATTTATAATAGGATTTGTTAAAAAGAAATCAAATAATGAAATATCACCAATAGGGATATTTGGAATGCTGCTTAAATCTCCAAAATATTGACATTGAGTACCAATAATATCATACATTTTCATAAATGGTATCTGTTCCTCAAGTTTATTTGGGAGCCAGATATCATCAACATCTAGAATAGCAACATGCGCAGTTTTCACTTCTTCAGCCATTTTATTTAGAGATGCTGGTTTCCCCTTTGTCGCTAATTCTAGAATTGTAGTTTTTTCTGAAATCCCAAGTGTATTTACAATCTCAGATGCCATTTTAAATATATCTGAATCTGGCTCATGTCCATTAATTCCTATTATAACTTTCCAGGATTTGTACGTTTGTTGTTTAATTGAAGAAAGAGATGTTGGTAAAAACTCAACCCCATTATATAATGGAATTAATATAGTAATATCCATAGAATTTGCGACCTCAGAAAAATATAGTTGTGGCCAGAACCAGGCATCCTCACATGTGAGATCTGTTGGAATAATTTCAAAAAAGTCTGGATACTTTATTGTCATTGATGCCATTATATTCTGATCTTTACCACAATATAATCCTTCATTCCGATATTCTTGAAGCATATCATCAAACCCTTTTGAAAACTCAGGCCATGTATCTTTATGAGCTGCTAAATATCCTCCACCTATTCTAGCATTTTGGATGGGATATAAATATTCCTTCTTTTCATCATCAGTAAAAGGATTTATACTTAATAAAAAAAACTTTTTATCCGGAATATTTTTTGGTGAAGCGAAAGTCTGAAGTCTCGGATACCAGGATGTAATTCGAAATCCACCCGCATCTGCCCAGAGAAACTTCTCATGATTAAATGGATTTGCAGTAATAGCCTTCAGAACAAACTCCTTCTTCTCGTACCATATAGCATATAACTCTGGAGAATGTATCTTCCGTGTTTTATCAAAAAAATCGTACTCTGTATCCTTATCTAATTCAGACCGCCAAAAGTCATATCCATACTTCTTAAATGCTTCAGCATCTCGCATAAAATCAAATGGGATGAAAACAGTTCTATCCATATACTTCGAGCGCCATTCAGTAAAAACCGGAATTAAATTCTGCTGAGTAAAAAATACTAAATGGCATGGGATATTCTCGAAAAAATTTCGGATCCATGCTAAATAGTATTCTGCTGGAAATTTGGACGGTATAGGAAAATAAGCAGAAACAACTGTTGCCATTTATTTAACTATTAATATCTAGCTCTTAGACCCTATTAACTGCGGCTTCTCCATTGCTGTCCACATACATTACAAAGATAAAGATACTTGAGATTTACTTGATCAGATTTAATAAGAATTACATCCGCCTTTGCAATACCCTTGCTAGATGGGCATGGTTTATCTGGAAATCCTGGACAAGGAATATTAGAAACGTGTGGCAGAGTAGGATCCTGTCGGGTAAACTCATTCAGAAGAATCTTATAACTCTCTGAAGCCTTCTCTTGAACAACTGTCTCAAGAACAAGAGTACCCTGGGTCTCCTCATGCTTATACCCACAGTGTCGACATACCCTTGTAAGGGATGTATCATTAATATCAAGTGCTAAATAGTAGCGACATGTAGGGCAGAACTTTAAAGTTGATGACATTTTCTGGTTCTCTACCTGTTATCTATCTAGGCTTTTAATCAATTTTTGGCAATGGGATTGACAGGAGTTTTAATTGTTCTAAAAGTTCCGAATAGATAGATGTACCACTCATATTATAGGTAACATGATTCCATACTTGTTTTGGGTCTTTTGCGAGTTTCTCAAGACGAATTAAAGTTCGTTTATAAATATTTGTAATCTCTTTCTCCAATTCGTCTTTAAAGAGATTTAATGATGGCTCCATGTTTTTCTTCGAATATCGTTCAATTGTTCCTACAATATAACGTAGAACAGAATGTTCAACAAATGAAGAATAATCTTTCGATTTCTGTGTTCCCTTAGAGGTGCTATAACCAGGTTCATGTAAAAGCGGTTCATTATCAAGTAATCCCATAATTGAGAGTAAAACTGTTCGTAAAGTCATAACAGATGTCCAAGAAGGGCCTTGCCATGTACCTAAAATACTTAGACAGACTTTTCCATCCACATATAAATTTGGATGAAACCTTGTGCGACTATCACATGTAACAAATCTGACTTTTGGATTTGTAAAAGGATAATCTGTGGGAAACTGAATTTCTAGGATAATCGGCAGATCCTCGTAAATAGTTCCTTCTGGTCCAAAGATAAGAGCAGTTCCATTAAATATATTCTTATCGTCGGCATTATAAAAGATTCTGAGTGATTTCGTTTCCTCAGATTCCAGTTGTTTGACATCCATCATAATGCGACGATTGGGACGTGATGTAGTAGTCATAATATAATATTTAATTATAAAGGCGGCAAAAATTGACACCAATTTTTTAAAGCCGATTAGAGCATAGAAAGATGGCGGACTATAATGAAGTCTATGCTAAGCATGATATCAGTAAGTTTTTAGGACCTCACTCTGCTGCGCAGGGAGAGGAAACAACCCTTACAGGGATGGGTTCTAAGAAGGGACGATGGTCTATTAAGGATGAGGAGTATCCGCAATTCCTAGATATTCTATATGATTATCTATTCGTAAAGCGAAATGCTCCGTTAGGTCTTGTTGAACAGCGCGGGGCAAATAAAGATTATCCGATCCTTATTGATCTTGACTTCAAGTATGATCCTACTAAGGGGCTTATTCGCATGTTTAATGATACACATATTCTGCGGTTTATTCGCTCATATGTAAATGGTATTCGTAAATTCTACAAGTCATTTCCAAAAGGAAAATATGTTCGCTTCTTTGTATCACTTCGTCCACAGCCTTACAAGAATAAGCGTACAGAAAGTACAGAGAATGGTAAATCATTATTCAAGGAGTTGAAGGACGGCATTCATATTCAGTGCCCTGATCTTATTATGACAGCTGAGAAACAACGTATTCTTCGTCGCTGGAGTCTAGACCAGAATATTCTAGCAGACGCATTTAATGGCACAGAATATATAAATAAGCCTGATGAAATATTTGATGAATCACTTGTTAAGAAAAACGGATGGCTTCTATATGGTGAATCTAAGCCTCCTACAAATGGAACAGAGTTCTCTCCTTACAAATTAGAGAATGTCTATGTTGTAGATCTAGAAACCGGTGATATTGACGAAGAAGATATCAGTACTTATTCTAATCGTGAACTTATGGAGAAACTAAGTATTCGTTATAATTTATCTGACCCAATTAGTGATGCGAATCTAGCTGAAGATGTACAGGAAGAGTATAGAAAAATTCAATTATTGTGTATTGCGCCAAAGACTCCTCCGCATGTGCCACGAACTACAGTAATCCCTCCTGAAGCATTAGAACTAAATCCACTTGTAGCAAGTTATCTAGCACCAGCCCAGTCTGAGCGAGATATGGCAATTATTCGCCGCATTGTTCTTGAGTGTCTTACTGAAGAGCGAGCAGATAATCGTGATACATGGATGGAGACAGGGTGGTGCCTTCGCAATATCAATGATTCAGAGGAGATGTTCAAACTCTGGTTTGAGTTTAGCAAAAAATCTCTCAAATCCTCTAATCTAAATTATGATCAAGAATATCGTAAATGGCGCAAAGGAAGTGGGATGAGTTCTAGTCATAAAAGACTTACTAAGCGTAGTCTACATTACTGGGCTCGCGAAGATAATCCTACAAAATACAATGAAATTCTTAAGAGTGATCTTGTTGAGTGGGTTTCACAAGGTCGCTGTAAAAATACACACAATCATATTGCTCAATTGATGCATCTACTTTATGATGGCGATTATTGTGTTGCAATGGATAGTAAACGTACTAGCTGGTATCGCTATTATAAGAACATGTGGCAACTTGCTATTCAAGGGGTCGAACTTCGCAATAAACTAAGTAATGAAATTGTTGACATTATCACGGAAGGTCGTCGAGAACGGCGTCAATGGCTTTCACAGCAAGGAAATGATGAGCCTGGTAATGATCTTATCTTTAAGGAACTAATTATGATTGAGAAAAATCTTTACTCATGCGGCTTTAAGGACAGTATTATGAAAGAAGCCGCATCAATATTCTACGAGAAAGATTTTGAGAAAAAACTCAATGCGAATACATCCACTATTGGCTGTGCAAACTGTATTATTGATTTGCGAGCAGTTCGCGAGAAGGCAGATGAAACAACTGAAGAGTATGTACAAGTTCGTGACCCGAAGCCAGAGGATTATATTAGTTTCATGGCTGGTAATAATGCTCCTGAAATGGAGCCAATTGAGTATATCCCTTACAGTGATGCTGATAAGAATCAACTAAATAGTTCAGATCGTTATAATACAAATATTAAATGGGATGATAAGCATATTGCTGATATTCTTGACTTCTTTACGAAGATCTTCCCACGCCCTGACTTGCGTGAGTATGTACTAACACTTCTGTCATCTTGTCTGGAGGGTGCTAACAGAGAACAGGCATACTACTTTATGACAGGTAATGGCAGTAATGGTAAATCAAAACTTGTAGAACTAATGCGTTATACCCTAGGAGACTATCTAACATCACTAAGTACTACTGCTATTACACGTAAGAGACCTGATTCAGGTGCTGCTAATCCAGATATTATCAAAATCAAGAACAAGCGCATGATTATTATGCAGGAACCGGACCCTAATGAGCCTCTCAATACTTCTCGCATGAAGCAATTTAGTGGTGAGGATGATGTTGAAGCACGTGGTCTATTTCAGGATCAAGATACATTCAAGATTACTGGTAAACTATTCATGTCTTGTAACAAGTTGCCTCCTGTTCATACAATGGATAATGGTACTTGGCGACGCATTCGTGTTCTTCCTTTCGAAGCGCTATTCGTAGATCCTGAAGACCCTCGATATGATCCTTCAAAAAATATATTCTATAAGGATTATACCCTTGATGCTAAACTCAAGATCTGGCGACAGTCATTCCTAAGCCTACTAGTTTATTACTACGAGACTCGTTATATGAGGGGTGGGCTAAATCCTCCTCCAGTTGTAATGAATGTATCAAACCAGTATAAATACACCCATGATAGTTTCGCAAAGTTCTTTGAGTCATGTGTGCGCAAAAATCCTGAGGCGCCCGAACTTGCTATTACAAAGGTAAACAAGTTGTATAATACATGGTACGCAAGTGTAGGAGGAGGAAGTGGAGCAAAACTAAAGGCGGATGACTTTAAAATTCGCCTAGAAGAAAAACTTAATACAAAGATTATTAAAAATATTCGTGGTATTGAGGTATTTCAATCAGAGGAAGAGGCTGAAGATTTTGATAAACAGTCAATTGGTAGCGGAGGGATCTAAGCGGAGGAGTCTAAGCGGAGGGATCTAAGCATAATTATAAATGAGAGCCCAAGTAACAGCACTTGTGATTAAAAAGCCAATAATCATTTTTATACCTGACTGTGTATTTCCATAAGGTGGTATAAATGAAAAGTAGATTAGCACAATCCAGAAAAGAAAAAATGATAATAAAAAGAAACTTAGAACACCATCCTGTAAGGTTCCAGCAGTTGTAATTGGGGCAATTACTTCGCCCTTCTCAGCTCTCTGATCTAAGAAATCGCGCTCATATGCCTGCGCCTCTCCTCTTATTTTTTTTAACTCTTCAGTAAGCACTTTTTTCTCGTCCTCAAGATTCAGATGTTGTTCAGTTACAACTTTTGATAGTGAATCTGGAGCAGCCTTATCTTTAATATTAAGAGCCGTTGTATAAAGGTTAGAGGCTTCTATTGCTTCCCTCTCAAAAGAAGTAGCTGTTACAGTACTCATCTCTATCAGTTAGTCATTAAAGTTAATTCTGATAAGAATTACTAATTATTAGCTGATGAAAAGACCCTATTATAAGTATTTAGTATAGAAGTACCAGCATCCTGTACTCGAGTATTAACACCCTGAATTCCCTGCAGGGTTGAGTCATAAGCACTTGATAAAGTCTCGCAGTTTGGTGGAGGAATTTGTGGCCCACCCTGGCGATCAAACTGGCGGCGGTTCCAGTGACGTTGATCACGTGAATATATAGTATACTGTGCACGAACTGCGATAGTTAGTGCAATAATTATAGCAAATAGAACAGACACACCTGTAAGAACAGATGATGGAATAAGCCCTTGTCGGGAAAAATAGAGAAGAGGTGTAACGAGAGCAAGTGCTACAAGAATCATCTGAAATACAAAAAGTGTGTCCATCTTATTCCCATATGACCACTCATTAATCTCAAATTGGCGCTGAGCAAGATCCTTATCATGCCTTGTTGATTGCGCATCATACTTTGTACGACTTAGAAGGTCCTTCTGAAGAGTATCTAAGTCCTTATTTCGTGTATAGTAGTAGTATATATTATTCTGTGTATTAGAAGCACGAACCGCATCGCCATATACTTTATTGAATGTATCATTTCGCTGACCTAATACATCATTTACTAACGAGTCACGATTCTTCTTGATATACGCTGACAGATTTTCAGGATTTGACCGAAGGTCAGTCACAAACTGTTGTAGTTCAACCGATTGTGCTGTCTGTAAATTACTAATAGCATCTGTGAGAGCCGGAGAAGCCATGCTTATCTAGTAATTATGCTTAAATTACTGTTAGCGCTAAACTTAGTTACGTGCAAGAATAACAAGCGCCCCAATCGCAACGATATTTAGAACAGCATATAATGTTAGTAAATTATTTGTTGCATTGTTCTTCTCCTTCGTATAGTCAACCATTCTTTTACGCAGTTCCGCCGCAGATGTATCAGATTTTAGAATAGCAGCCTGTGCCTGTAGATCTGCCGCACGTGATGCTAATGCCTGATTAATACTATTAATCTCTGTACTATCCTGGCGACTCAATCTATATCGTTCTATCGCAATCGCATTAATTACCTGACTAACATCATTTAACTTCTGATTTAACTTACGTGTAATAGGGAGATATACCTCAAATTTACTCTGATTACCTGTAGGGGACGCGCCAGAGGCCGGAAGAGAAGCCTGTGAAACGGAATCTACTAATACATTCAGAGCATAGCGATAACGCCCCTCATAGAAGCAGTATTCTTGCTTTATCTTAGCAAGAAGTTCATTCTCCTTAACAATATATGCTGCGAGAGGAGAATTTGGATTATTTGCTAGTGTACCACCCTGAATTGTCCCCACCTGGGGCCTTACAGGAATAACTCCAGAAGAAGATAGACTGCTAATATGCGCCTTTAGAGACGCATCAGTAATTGTTCCGTCCGTATTTCGTGTCACATTTGTAGGCAGTATTGACTTTTCAAACGTCGCCTGTAGGTCTTGTGTTGTCATTGTAGCCGGAGTCGCTCCCCCACAGATGCTCGACATTCTCTAATAAGTATTCTCTTAAACTAAATGATAACGTTTAGGTTGGTAGCACTGGAAGTTTATTAGCAATCTTTAGAGAAAGAAAGATAATTACAATAAGTGATGCCCCCGCTATAGTAGCATAGAGACGAGGATCTTTGTAAAAAGAAGTTGATGTTGGTGTTACGCCCGATATTGATATACTTGCTACTGGAAATCCTAAGAGGAAGTTCTCCTTCAGAAGGAGAACTGCTGATATTAGTAGGAGGATACTTATGCCGAATAATATAGATATACTTATAAAATGGACTGGCTTTATTAGCCCAAAATATATACTAATACCCTGATAATTACTCTGCTGTGGCGGGTCTAATTGTATCTGTTTATCTCTTTGTTTAGCGACATCCAAATCATTTTTCGCAAGTTGTATCTCTTTCTTTAACGAATTAATCTTCTGCTGATTTGAACCAATTGTAGATAGAGTTCCACCAAGGTCAGGTGGTGTAGATCGTTTAATAATCTCTGATAACTGTCTATTTACATTTTGATACGCCAAAAAATTATTAGATACAGTTGTTACTGCTCTCTTCTGAGAATCGGATGGCGGTTGTCCCGCTCTTGATAAGTCATCTTGCAAAAGTTTAGTTCTATAATTTTCAAGACGTGTTATTTCAGAACCGATATCTTCTTGCCAGGACCCCATCTAAGTACCATTTAGTATAAAAGTTAGCCTACACACACACACGATAAAGAGTATATTTACCTGCTGATAAAGAAGAGCGCTCAATCTTTATAATATCACCTGGTACAAGACCGTGATATCGTGCCTGCATATCAGCATGAAATCTGATAATAGGAAATTGGCTCTTAGACTTAATATACCACCTCTTCATTAGTTCAGCAGCTTCTTCTGCCGGAACTTTCTCATGATATGGAACTAATACATGCTTACTAGGATTATTAACCACTGTCTGGATCTGGAAGATAAATACACGCGACTTATGCTTTATATAATTTTCAAGAACTCCCTGGTGAAATGTATCAACAACTGGCTCTGTTACCATAATAATCACTTCCGTTGTTTCTGGATTTAGATATTCGGCCTTCTCAGGATCATTCATTGCCTCTAAATAATTTTTGAGCTTATTCTTAATCTTTGGCAAATAATAATGTACCACACACTTTCGTGTTCCATCCTTATGAGAAAGGTCCATACGAAGACCTTGACCTTCAAGCGGCCCCATCATATATGTAATTTCCTTTGGCGAGTAGTTTCTGTAAGGAGTTGTAATATATTCACGTGCTTCCATCATATCTAGAACTGTTTTCCGCGAACGATAGATTGCATCTGTTAGTTCAAAGTCCTGCATTTTCTCTGTGTATCCCTACAGGATAGTATTAATCAATTTTTAGGCTAGGCTTTAGGATAATTTAATAAATGAGACTGCCTGTGAATAATGTTTAGGAGTAGCATTTTCTTGTTCTTCATTTTGGCTTCCATCTCCTCCTATTACAGGTCGCTTAATACGAATCATTTTTGATGGCTGTTGCGCTTGTAATCCTTCAGCAGACATAGCAACTGGCGTGGTATCAACCATAATCACGGGGGCAACCGCAGTAGGAGATGCTATAATCTGTGCAGCAGGTGGCGGTGCTGGCATCTCACCCTGAACAGGTGGGGGCGCCGTTCCGATACGAGCTGCAATTAAATTATCTGTAAGGGGCGTTGATGTAGTTGTTGTCTGTAACTGAATAGGCATTATAAGAGAAACCTCTTGCTGCTGTTGCGGCTGCTGCGGCTGCTGCGGCTGCTGCGGCTGCTGCGGCTGTTGCGGCTGTTGCTGCTGTTGCTGTTGTTGCTGCTGCTGCTGCTGTTGCTGCTGCTGCTGTTGCTGCTGTTGCTGCTGCGCTGGCTGCTCAAATAAAATATCTTGTAAGGGTTTAATATCATTCAGATTATTTGGAATTGTTGGCAATGCGCTTACATCCTCAAGAGGTGATAAAGGAGATGATTCAAGTGCTAGTTCTGGCCCTGACCCTTCTGGATTCGTTCCAGTTATTGCAGCAGTAACACTTTCTACAAAGGATGGCTCTATTTGCTCTGTACCAGATGGAGCCGCTAAAGCAGGCAATCGTCTTACTGGTAATGGTGTATTTACTAAGGTCAAATCAACATCTGTAGCAGAAACATCATAAATTTTCTTCAAATGCCTTACCCCTTTTTCTGTTAAATAACGCATTGAAATATTCATATATGATTCCATCTCTTGTCCTAATAGAACCATCGCATATGGCACTTCAATACGACTAAATAACGCCTTTGCTCTCTTAATTGGAGGTATAAGTTCCAAATTATTTGTTCCTTCTCCAGCAAACTGAACAGGTCCATCACAGAGTGGGCAAATATATAGACTTTGTCGCTCATTATAAATTGGAATTGTACCACATCCCTCACAGACAACAAATGATGTACCATCTGAACGCTTCATATATGATTCTCGTGTAAAGGATGTGATACCATGCGCAACAATAGCATCGCGATCCATCTCACCAATACGTAGGCCACCCTGATTACCTCTCCCACCAGTTGGTTGATGTGTACGTTGTTCCCTCCTACCTTCACCGCGCGCGTTCCATTTATCTTCTGTCATATGCTTCAGTCGCATACCAAATACAGGCGCAATAAAAATAGCACTTGGAACCTGTTCACCTGTCATTCCATTATATAAAATTTCATTTCCATACTTCTCAAATCCGAGTTTTTCTAAAGTTGCACCAATATCCTCATGTGGTGAACCTTGATTCATAAAAGGAGTACCATTTCCTATTGCTCCAGTTGATGCCGCCCCCTTACCCATTAAATTTTCTAGAAGTTGCCCAATCGTCATTCTACTGGGAATAGCATGAGGGTTCATAATGAAATCAGGGGTCATACCTGTAGCAGTGCGAGGCATATCATGCGAACGAACTAACATACCAATTGTTCCCTTCTGACCATGTCTGTTACTATTGCCAGTAAATACAATTCTTGCGTTTCGTCTTACAAGAAATACTTCTGATGGTACACTCAAACAATATACTTTACCATTATAAGGTACAATCTCTTCTTTTTGACCACCTTGTGTACGAGCATGACCATGATTTACAGTAGGATTTAATCGTGTTCTTCTAATACCTATATCCCAATTATCACTATTTGCTTTAAAAAGAACTCCATTATTATTTGGCGTTTTACTTACCCAACCCTTTTCACATTTTTTTGCAAAATAAGATGTCCAACCAGCATGTTGACAAAGTTGTTGGATATCATCGCGTAATCCAATAGATGATGTTGAATAATGGAGTGATGTAGTTGTTTCATGGCCGTCTCCAAGACATAAACTATTTATTAGATATTTACTTTGTTCAGCTGATAGGTCAAATGTCCATTTTGGTAATCGTTTATTAATAGCACCTATACTTAATATATCCAAATACTGTGCAATATTTTTCTCATTTACATAAAATTTGGCTGATTTTTCATTATATGAATAATTCCACCCTAGTATATCACATGATTCTTTCAGTGAAGATAGAACTCTTTCTTTATTTGCAGAAAATTCAACTCGCATTATATGATCTAGTTCCTTAATATATGTCCATCCTTCTGCTATCCAAATACCAAAGAATAGTAGCCAAGCATTTGCCTGTGTTCCCTTAGAGAATGTATAATTATTAATTATAATATCATTTTCTTCCATTACTGTCGGTGCGGACGATTGATAACGAATTCGTTTTCCTATTATATCCTTGGCCTCTACCAATGAATACTTTAATTCATCACGTTTTTGAACCCACATTCTGTGATTTAGAGTTGTCTTCAAGCTAATACCTTGCGTCTCTACATTATACATATCACCAATATGATCAAATATAAATATTTCTTTTGGTTTTACATATTCCATTTTAGTAGTATCTCTATTAAGTTGTGCAACTTCATCATTTACTGTCACATCTGATATTGGAATCCATCCTTTTGCCTTTGTTAATACATCATGATCAGGTGTTAAACAGAATTTATCGCCTAGTTCAGGAGTTCTATCCTGAACCACACGAATCTTCACTAAACGAAGCCCTGTAGGCGAGACTAGTACTGCTATCTTCTCAACTCTACCACGTGTCCATACTTGAGCTGTAACAGACGCATCTCGGATTTGCCCAGAAGGAAGTTGAATATATCTACCACAAATAACTGTATGTTCATCTACATACTCCCCAATTTTCACAATACCATTATCATCAAGTTTGCTATAATCAACGCCTGGTTTAATATCTGTCCAAGATGCAATCTTTCCAGGATTGCCAATTCGCGTTTTCGCCTTTGATATAGGATCATCCTCTTCAAATGCTTCATATGAACGAAGAGACATTGAACGAAATAGGCCACGCTGAATAGAATCTAAGTTCATAACAATACCGTCTTCTTGATTATAACCAGTAAAGGCTGCAATAGCAAGAATACAATTTGTACCATAAGACATCTTACCGTTTCCAATATAATCATAATATATAGTCCTTACAAGAGGTGCTTCGCCATAGCAGAGAACATGTGTCTGATTATCAAACCGATTATCAAAGTTTGTCGCATATAAACTTAGAGCCTGTTTAGACTGACTATCACCAAGTTGATTACGCGGTGACTGATTATGATTTGGAAATGGGATTATCCCTGTTAGGACTGATAATATAGTAGATGGATGAATTTCTACATGTGTAGTTTCAGGATTAATATAATCGGGAAATGTTGCGATATATGATTCATTCTGCTCATAAGGATCAATATATTCAATTGCCCCTACCTTCGGTTCTAATGCCTCAATATATGCGTCCATATCCTTCTTATCAAGTGGATCCACGAAATTTGTAGAAGATATATTTACATCCTGAATTAATGTTCCACAAACAAGTTCGCGCCATGTCTTCAATGTCTTTATTTTTTCAAGAGGATACACACCAGATTTAGAAAGAAAAATTAGTGGGCGCAAGGGGCGACCTTCATCTATATATACAGAAACACGGCGATCGCTAATACTAAACCCTACAGATGCTAATGGAGAAATACAGGCAGTTCGCTTCATTAGTCGCAATACCTTTGCCAGTTTTATAGGCTCGCTTGTATAGCCAATGAGACCACCATTTAGAAAAAATGGTATATATGCTGATCGCTGTTCAACAACAGCCTCACTGCAAGGGATAACCCAGTGTTTAGAGAATACAAACTTCGCAATTGCAGATGGATCTGATGCAGTACTAATTGCGGTCAACATAGATAAATTCTTTGTGATACCAATAGAAGCACCACTTGGCACTTCACTTGTACAAAAATATCCAAACTGGCTTGGATGTAGATGGCGAGGACCAGTGAGTTTCATGCCAGTATCAAAATCTAATACAACTCGGCGACAGTGGCTCATAAAATCCAAATAAGATAATCGTGATAATTGCTGAATAAGACCCGCTTTATCTTCTCCCATACCTGACCCCCATTTTCCCTTAAAGGCGCGCATGATTCCTTGAGTAATCATAATAGGTTGTAAAATAATATTCGTATTTCCTGGTGAAAAGATATTCAGGAAATTCAGGCCTGAATAGAGTTTTTCATTATAGTTATACTGTTTATCAATTGCTAGTGCTACAGCCTTTGTCCATTGATTATAGATACCAGAAAAGAGCATCTGTGTAGAGAAGCCACTTACAAGACATCTCTGATTACGAATATCATCCTTATCAGTTTTTGTATCAATTCCAGCAACAACTCGTAGAATTCTGCGAGCACAGTCTGCTAAAAATGTAATACGCGCGGCTTGTTGGCTACTATCAATATGAATAAAAAACTGATTAATAAGTACATCCAGAACATGTGCTTCACTGAAACCCTTTGTCAATGATTTTATGTACTGAACTGCACTATAAGAATCCAAAAAGGGATAGCCTTCATTAATACTTCCTACAATATACTGTTCGAGAAGTTTTGTTTCAGGAGAGTTTGGATTCGGTAAAATAAGACGAACAATCTCTTCATCTGTCTGAATACCAAGTGCTCTAAAGAGAACAAAAATAGGAACAGCCTTTCTCACAAATGGCAAACCCACCTGTAGGGTTGTATCCTGTGTACTCCCATTTTTAAGAGAAAAATTCCTCGTATAATAAAAAGATATACGCTTCACATCTCGTGTTGTGGTCGATAAACAACTAATTGACGCAAAATGTGAAATTTTCGGATCTCTATCTTGTTTATTAATATAAAGAGTATTGAAAGCCTGTTCTTGTTTTGTAACAAGGACCTTTTCAGAACCATCTACAATAAAATATCCACCATGATCCTGTGGATCTTCACCGGCCTCCTCTAAGAACTCAGCCGGTTTGTTATGAAGATTACAGTAACTACTATGAAGCATAATAGGGATACGAAAAAGGGGAAACTTTAAAAATGTTCTTTCGTGGACTTGAATATCTGGAAGAGCAGGCTGCTTTGGGTCTATTGTTGTAATTGTTACTTTGCAAATGATATCTGCAAGAATAAGGCTCGAGTATGATAAGTTACGTAGACGTGCCTCATTTGGAAATAGAAGTCGAACTTCTTCTGTATTTTGTAAGGCAACTGTGGGCGAACCAATCTCAATCTTTGTACCGTCATATCCCCCCACAAAAATCTCGACTTTATATTTATAGTCATCTGAATTTGGTATTTTATCCTTAAGAACAAGTATAGGATTCTTTGCCTGTATCATTGCAGGTAAGTCTTTTCCGAGAAACTGATCATATGAATTAATATGGTGCTTTGTAAATGGATATTCTTGGGTTTTGAAGTATGTATCCAATAGATAAATTGATAATTGTCTGGCGTCATCCCCTACAGGAATTTTATTTTCTTCTGTTGACATGAGAACACCTATTTTTGCTAGGTAAAATCAAGAATACTGTATACGCAGAATACAGTATTCTTAATAATTGTTTTATCTATTATTTAGTTCTTGCGTGTCGAACGGTTCTTGCGGCTGCCCTTGCGATTCTTTCGGGTAGCAGGCGACGCACCGCCCTTATTCCATGTCTTCTTGGCAGCCTTCATCGCATCACCTAGACGAGTGCTGGGAGAGCGCTTCTTCATCTCGCGATATGTCTGCATTACGTGCTGATTCCAGGCTCGTACCTTAGGGTTCAGTGCCATCTTTCTTTCTAATATGGTACAGAAACATCTTTTAACAAATCTCGGTCAAGTCCAGCAATATCAGCCCCAGGTATCTTGCCTATATAAGGTGGCATCTTGTATGAAAAGGCTGGGTCTGCTGGGTCACCAGATGGAGGAGCAGGTAGAGCCTTAAAATTATTCTGAATAGATGCTTGAGTTGTTATGGGGTTCTGGGCAATAAATGGCCGGAACTCTGCTGCAAAAGGCGCACCTGTTAGGGGATTTACTCCACCACGCTGCCTGCGTCGGGTCTTACGCGCACCAGCCCGTTGACTGATATTAGGAGAAATACTAGGTGTGAAATCTTTGACACCGCATTCCTGTTGTATGCCGGGTTCAGGAACTTGGAAACCCTTATTCACATAATCAAGGAAATTGCCATAAGGACCGTACACGCCTGGACGTGTTGTCATATCGAGAGGAGCCCCTACAAGTTGATTGCTGGTGCTGCTACCACCTCTCTGTTTTACCAGTTTTTCACGCATATGCGCGATATAAGAGCGAGCCGCATTTACATTTAAATTCTTACGGAAATGACGCTGCCACTCTTTACGAAATGATTTAAGAACATCCTCTGTTTTCGCAGAACCATTTCGTAACTTCGCAGAGAGAAATGATTCAATAGCATGAAACGACTTTCTTAGTTGGGGAATTGACAACACCTTTCTCTGGCGTCTAGTTTTAGATCCGGCCATCTCTGTTTTATACTGGGGAGAAGAAAGAGCGGTTTGGCGACCTATTTCTTAAACCAAACGAGAAGTTATTAGTCTGGCCTTGATTTGTAGGGGAAATAAAGTTAGTTGCTGAACGAATACCTGTATTAAGCGCAGCAGTTACAGGGTTTGTTGCAGTTGATGCTGGGGGGAGTGGTGAAGGTGAAGGAAATGTAGGGGCCGCCAGAGCAGTTGGGGTACCTGATGCTAATACACCAAAGTATGTAAGAACAGCCAATAAAAGACCAGCAATCATCACAAAAGGCGCATAAAACTTAAGTTGTTCCTGCCATGTACTTAAGGCGTACTCCGTACGGAATAATGTGACATGTTGATAAAGCGCAAATCCAAGAATACCTAGTGATATTGCGACAAGTACAGGTGCTGCTAGCCGGGGTAACACTGCAAAAACTATGACAGCCGCAATTATAAGTGCTATCAACGATGGTAAAAAAAACTTCATTCTATTATCTATCCCTATTGTTATCCGAGATTACAACTTCTCAATGAGGTCTCGCTGAGTTAGAAAGTGCTTTCTACAACAGTAGCGCTTTAGATTAAGTTCATCAAGAACTTTCCTCTCAGGTGTATCCGGAATTGTTGTAGTATCCATAAAATATGGTTTTGCCGCTGCTTCACTACCACCTTTCAATTCACGTAGACGACGCTGATAATAACGCCATTTATCTCCAATAATATTTCCACAGTTCATACAACGGATTGGAATAATCATTCTACTATTTCTACCTTCCTATATGGCCATAAATACTTTCAAATTTTGAGAGTTCAATGCGTGCGTAAATCTATGTATCTATCTCTATTTCCCCGGTATAGAAACTATGACATCTGTAATTAATGGTTTTGGTTACAATGGTGGCAATCAGCTGCGTGTAGATTTTCGTAATCTAACTACTCGCGTAGATACTTTAACAACTACTCTGAACTCTCTAAAGGATCTTTTTATCACTCTTCACCCTGATAAGGCTGATGTAATTAATGCGACTTTCTCTTCAGGTGGGGCACCATCACAGCAGCCGCCACAGCAGCAGCAGCAGTCGCAGCAGCAGCAGCAGCAGCAGCCCTCTTCAAGAACTCCTGCTCAGCAGGAGGCTCTAAATCGTGTCCGACCCTAATATAGGTTTAAATTTACGAATTGATGCTTCACTTATAATAATATCATACTCTTGTAATAACTTAAATCGCAACATCTTAGGCGGTAATGAAGAGAATTCACTAACTGTCTTCTGAATAATTTGTAATTGTTCAGGCGACCATTTCTCTTCCTTTATCTTTTTTGGCACACTTGGAGAAGTTGGTGTTCTACGTGGACCTTTTGAAGTATCCTCAATAGGAGATATATTAATAGAACCTGCGTGATGCGCATCATGGCATGTCGCACAAACAACTGCTAAATTTCGACTGTCATCTCTCCCAAGACCATCCTCAAAATGTTTACCACCATCTGCCTCACAACGTGGGCGAATATGATGAACCTCTAGATCCCTTGTAATTTTAGATCCACATATCTCACAGACCCTTACAGTGATATTTTTATTCCAAGGGCTACCACTATGACTACTCTTTTCATCCTCACCCTGTAAGGCTTTACGAAATTTAATCGCAGAATCAAGTACATCTAAAGGCATACCAAGTGCCTTTGCAACTTCAATACCATAAATAGTTGAACCTGGACCAGGACTTAGTGTTCGTTCATATACAAGAATATCTTCTTGAGGATCATATCTTACCTTAAGATGCCAAATACTCAAACCATTTCCTTCAAACCCTCTGATTTCAGGAAGTTTGAAAAGATCGTGATAGTGTGTAGCAAATACAAATCTACTTTGGCGTTTGATAAGATGTGAAATTCCTGCTGCTACTAGCGCAGTAGCAGATACAGATTCTGTTCCTGAACAGAGTTCATCTCCTAGAACAAGAGTGTGTACATCTGCTCGCAGAAAAATATCTCGGAGTTCAGAAACTTCAACCGCAAAAGAAGAGAGGCCTGCCCATAGATTATCTACATTCAAAATCCGTGTAAGCAGCCTTTCAAAAGGAGCCAGTCGCATATTCTTCGCAGGAACATACGAGCCACATTGTGCTAGAAGGACTGCTATACCAATCGCCTTCATAAGTGAGGATTTTCCGCTCGCGTTCATCCCATATAAAAGCCATCCATAACTCGCATCATCTAGTGTAACATCATGTGTTACATACTTTGTTCTACTAGCAATACCTTCAATAAGTGGATGACGAAGATTTTCAACACTGATAGAAGACCCCTGTGTATTATCTAGAATCTCAGGTTTATAAAATCCTCTGGCCTCTGCCACTTTTGCAAAACAGAGAGAGCAGTCCACTTCTTCCACAAAGGTTTCTAAAGTACTCCAGACTCCTCCTGTAGCATTATAAAATTCGATACATATTTGTGGAAGAACTTGTTCAACTAAAGATGCTAATTTAGAACGAAGCCCAAGAATCTTTTCATTTACTCTTTCTAACCAAGGAGATTCGATAGAATGCCCTACAGTTTTTGTTTGCTTAAATTCTGTCCCTTTATAATTATCCCCAGATGGCACTGGTTTCTTTGAAAGGTTTTGGATGACTTGTTTTGGTCCACGAATAGTAATTGGTGTGCGGTCTTTCTCTTCAATCCGCAATTCAGTATATTCAAATACTTCAATCCATTTATGTACTTCTAAATAGAGACTCTGAATTTGTTGCTCACATCTGTCAATATCATCATTTACTCCTGCGCGAATAAATGAGATATTTTCACTTGCCTTTTCAGCTTTTGAAACTGAAAAAATTACTTCCCAACTATTCAATACATTCTCTATATCTGCCTTTTTGGGTAAAACTGAACCAAAAAGTTCTGTATCAACTTTTGAAGTAAGCACCTGAATTTGTTTATAAGTTTGATATAGGCTAAGAACATCTCCACCAGACACTGTAAAGTTCATAATCTTTCTATGAAGTCGCGGAAGGTCAAACATTAGTTGAAGTGTCTGTTCAATTGGGGCCTGCTCTATATGAAACATGCTATCAACTCTCTGAAGGCGTTGTTCAATATCTGCTTTCTTTGTAAGGGGTGATAATAGGCGTCGGCGAATTGCTCGTTTACCCATTAGAGTGATACACTTATTGAATATTCCAAGAATAGACTCATTCAAATTATCTGATACAAAATTAAGTTGTGCAAGAGCATTATTACCGCATAGGAGTGTTGTATTTGGATTCCATGGGATATGTTGCTGAACCTTAGAGGTGAGTGAAAAATGATCTTCAATAAAGCGGAAAAGACAACAGAGAGAACGCTCTGTTAACTCTTTCTGACGAATTTGTAGGTATTCCCTTACAGGTAGTAGTGATTGAATTTGATAATGTTTTCCGAGAAATTCTTCACGAGTGAGTGATACTTCAAGATGGCCTTGCTCCGCTGGAATGGCATGGCGAAAATGAATTGGCTGTTTTTGTATGCCAAATACGCGGCGAATTGTCCCTTCAGAAGGGAGTGAAAATGAATCACCTCTCCAGTGGAAAATTACTTCGCGCGGATTGTAAATCTGGAAAAAATGGATACCTTCATCTGCTGACCAGACACTGTGTTTACCTCTAGTCTCTCCTTCATATGATGTTGAAAACCCGGTTGTTAAATCTAGAGCAGCAATAGCATATTTTGGAGTACTCTGTGGTTGTTGTTCAAGCCAGATTGAAGCAACATAGGGCGCTTCTGTTGCGGGAGCATATTCATGATGTGTGCCTGCAGATAGAACACGAGATACTTCACGTGTTTCCACGCGCCCTTTGGCGTCTTTCTTCTGTTCTACAACCACCACTGTCCATCCAGACTGTGTGAGTTTTGCTGCCCAACGATGTAACGTATAGTCTGGGAAGCCCGCGAAGAGAAGTTCTATAGGATCATCTGGTTCAGATTTTATTGATAGTTGAATACCTAAAATATCAATAACTTCTTTTACATTACACCAAGATTCACCGGTTGTCTTATTTACAACGTCATAAAGTTCAAAAAAACTGCCAACCTGATAGAAAACAGCGACTTGTTGTTTATATAAGTCGGTATATTTTTGATATACTTTTTTATAATCATTATATGTTGCAGGAGGAGTCATCATTCTTATTAATTAAAACGCGCTGGGTCTTTAAGAAGTATTTAGTTAGGAATCTGCTCAATCCAGCGCTTCATTACATTCAGCTGTGCTTCTGGATCAAGTTCATGCGAACGTTTTACACATAGTTGGCTAATTTTCTTATAGTATGTTTCATTAGTCTTAAGTTTTCTGATTGCATTTACCCATGCAGTGATATCATCTCTATTTGCAAAAATTCCAGCATAACTCATTGATTCTTTGAGGCCCTCTGTGGGATTCGCAATAACAGGAATACCAGAACTCATTGCCTCCACTGCCACTCGTCCCCAAGATTCCTTATCTGAGGGTACTAATAAAATATCAGTTTGTCCATATAATTTCTTAATCTGCGGAGTACTCTTAACATAATGTATATTTCCAACAGATGTATTGATAATTTGATTATCATATGCTCCTATAACTCCCATAAATTCTACATCAGGCATTGCCTTCGCAATTTCAATAAGTACATCGCCACCCTTATTTTTATTCAAATTCACTAAGGTCACATATTTTCTAGTAGTTTCTGTCTTATAATCATTATAGCTTACAGGTGGATACAATACAGTAGAATTAAATCCAAGATAATTATATAAGTTCTTAATCCATTGGCTATTATGAATAAGATGAATACGTTCTTTATCATACATTTTAATATATCTCAGAAGGTGGTCTTTTTGAAGCCAGTTGTGCATAACTAAAATGACTGGCTTATCAGTCACCTTTGCAGTTCTTACAGCCTTTTCAGAATAGTCTAGATGACTAATAAGGACTTTAGAACGACCAATTACATCAACACATCTTGGGTCATTAAATGTATAAATATTAACACCTTGATAATTATCGAGATCAAACTTGGGAAGTATGATATTAACAGTATAGCCCTCTTTTATAAGATATAAATTCATAGCATGTGCCATCCATTCAGCACCTGCATTATGTTTTGGTGGATACATATGAATAATCCATGTGACCTCTTTTTCGTTCGTAAGATACTTTGATGGGTCAAAGTTTGACGGGACGAGTTCTTTCTGAGATAATATTCTGCGACCTTTGCTGCGTTGTTTTGGTGTAAAATAATACGCAAGAAGGCAAAGCACTAGTATTATCACTAAAAACCCAATAATATTATATGTAGTTTTTAAATTCATAGTATTTATCGGCAAGACCCTATATTATATCAGTATTTTCACAGACCTTTACTTGTAAGAATCAGATAATCAGAATACATCTGTCTCATAAGTGATTCTGGCGGGTCCTTCTTACCTGCCTTAAGAATGCCCTTCTCAACTAGGACTTTTTTAACATCTTCTTTCTTCATATCACTAACCTTCTTATGAAGTTTTGAAGCTCTTTGTATTTTAACTGTAAGACCTCGTAGACCTAATGTTATTTTTTTTAGATTTTTTCGGGTTAAATTAGTTTGGCTTGTTTGTATACCTTCTCCTTTTGGTGCCTTCATGAGAAGGCGTGTTTCCCTGCGCTTTGGTGGCTTTAGAACAAGGTTTGTTGTTTGGCCACCTGATTGCTGAGGCTGCTGCTGATCTGTGGATAAAGGCGGGGGTGGGGGTGGAGGAATATTATTCTTAATAACAGGAGCAGCGGGCGGTTCTCCTCCACCACTACGAATAATATTTGCTTTTCCTGAAGGAACAAATGTTATTTTGCTAGGCTCCATAGATTCAATAGATTCAGAGGCTGCCGCTGTCGCTGCCGCTGTCGCTGCCGCTGTGCGACGATTTCTTCTACGTCGGGTTCCTTTTCCTTTTTGAAAATCTTCAGCCGCAAATCCAGTTATGGATATATTTTTAATTGTAGCCGATTCTGACATCTAGAATTTTAGAAGAATTAAAACTCGGGGGTCTCTCTTAAAAAATTGATTAAATCATGCATTCTATAAAATGAAATACATTAGAAATGGATACTACTAAAGGAAATCATCCAGGCCTCCCATCATTCAAGCATATTCTTGGTGTATACTTTGAACAACGAGACGGTCGCCAGATTATTTCCCACCAGATTGAATCTTTCAATGACTTTCTAACAAATCAAGTTCCACTAATTATTAAACAGTCATCTCCAATTATTGTCCGAGGTAGTCCAGAAGTTGCTCTTTCTGGACCGCGTTCAGCCCTTGCATCCGCAACTGGGCTATCTACTACTGCAGCAAATGCTCTTATGGGTTTGGCTGGTGGAGCGGCTTCTCCTGCTACAACATCTATTGGTATCCAGCATGAATATGAAGTAAATCTGGAGTTTCAGAATGTCACTATTCGTAAACCAACTATCTTTGAAAATAATGGGTCTGTTCAACCCATGATGCCAAATGACGCTCGCCTACGTAACCTTACATATGCTGCTCCTCTATTTGTAGATGTACGAGTTACAACTACAATGATTGATAATACTCGCGGTGGAGCAAAAGAAATTCGTCAACGTGTTTTCCCTAATGTACATCTTGGCAAAGTTCCTGTGATGGTTGGCAGCGACTACTGTTTACTTCGCGATCAGAGTTACTTTCATCCGAGTGCTCTCGGTGAATGTGCAGAAGATGTTGGCGGATACTTTATTATTCAGGGCGGTGAGCGTGTAATTATTAGTCAGGAACGAATGTCAGAAAATCGCCCATTTGTCTTCCGCAATAATCGTAACACTGCAAAGGAGGTTGAAGTTGTTGAAATTAAGAGTATTGGTCCTCTTATGGATCAGGTGCCAAAGTCAAATGCTGTTAAAATCATCTATAATCCAAAGAATCCTCAGCTTCATCTACTCCGTGCAACTATTCCTCGGCTGAAGGCTGAGATCCCTCTATTTATCCTCTTCCGTGCTCTTGGTATTGAGTCAGATAAGGATATTGCGGATCTTATTCTTGGCCCAGATGGTGATACAACATATAATTCTGTTCTAAATGAATCTATGATGGAAGCGATCGATATTCAGACTCAAGAAGACGCATTTACATATCTAAGTCGTCCTACAATCATGAATACTTGGTCAGGAAAGAATAATCGTCCTGCAGTTATTGATGATATTCTCGCAGATGAACTGTTTCCTCATGTTGGTGGGACAGATATGATGTACGAGAAAGCCTGTTTATTAGCACATATGACACGCAAGGTTCTATGGATCACTTCTCGTCGCCTTACAATTGATGACCGCGATGCCTATCAGAATAAGCGTGTAGATTTGCCTGGATTTCTACTTTCGAATCTATTTCGCACATACTACACCGGTAAAATGGTAAAAGATATTAAGGCAACACTCGGTAAGGAAATTCACAGTGGCGCTTGGCGATCAAGTGGAAACTTCGAGGATATTGTAAACGTATCAAATATCTATAAAATTATTAAGTCAACAATTATTGATGTTGGTCTAAAGTCATCTCTGGCAACTGGTAATTTCGGTTCAGCAAAGTTAGGCGGCCCTACAAAGATTGGTGTGGCACAGGTTCTGAATCGTCTGAACTATGTAGCAGGAATCTCACACTTGCGCCGCGTATCAACTCCCATTGAGAAAACTGGGCGCCTTGTAGCACCTCGTAAACTCCATAATACGCAGTGGGGATATATCTGTCCATGTGAAACGCCAGAGGGCCATAGTGTCGGCGTTGTTAAAAATCTTTCGACAACAACAATTGTCTCTATTGGCAGCGATCCCGAGACAGTACGTATGCGTATTCGAGACATGTCTACATTTATACCTCTTCATTCAAGTACTATTTCAGAGAAGCATACAGGAACTCGCGTATTTGTAAATGGTGTATGGATTGGTGTATTTAGTGCCGAAAATACAGCAGAGGCTGTTGATATACTGCGAAAGGCGAAGCGCTCTGGTTTAATCCATATCCATACAGGAATTATTTGGAAAGCAGTACTTCGTGAACTTTGGATCACAACAGAGCCAGGTCGCGTCCTACGCCCTGTATACTATGCGCCAGCTCTCCGCGAGATTGTGAAATCACCTGAAATTCTACAAAAGATTAATAGTACAATTTCATGGGATGAACTTCTCCTTTGGGAGAGTGTCAATGGACGTCATCTTATTGAGTATATTGACCCAGGCGAAACTGAAGGTGTATATCTTGGTATGTTTCCTGAAGATTGTCTACATGATCAGGCAATTACCCATACTGAGTTACATCCGAGTACAATTCTAGGTACTCTTGCGTCTAATATTCCATTCCCTGATCACAATCAGTCCCCCAGAAATGCGTATCAGTGCGCTATGGGTAAGCAGGCAATGGGCATTTATGCTCTCAACTATCGAGAGCGATTTGATGCGATGTCGCATGTACTCTGTTATCCACAGGTTCCATTCGTCTCTCCATTTGCATCAAAGTTCTATGGACTTCAGTCGATGCCTTCTGGACAGAATATTATTGTAGCAATTTCAACATATACAGGCTATAATCAAGAAGATTCTATCATGATTAATCGTGGAGCAATTGAAAGAGGTCTATTCCGTTCAGTGTTCTATCGAACATATAAGGATGAAGAGAAGAAGAATCAGAATAGCGGAGAGGAGGAGCGGTTCTGTAAGCCAGATCCAGCAGGAACTAAACAGATGCGCCATGGCAACTATGATAAAGTGGCAGCAGATGGATTTGTTCCAGAAAATACATTTGTTAATAATGAAGATATTCTAATTGGTAAGGTTGTCCCTCTACGTATCCCTACAGGGATGATTGTGCCTACTGGTTCAAAACGCTTCAAGGATGTATCACGCACACTCCGCAATAATGAGACAGGCTATGTTGACAAGATCTTCCGCAATCGAAATGGCGAGGGATACTCATTTGTAAAGATTCGGATGCGTATTGATCGTGTACCAGAGATTGGTGATAAGTTCAGTTCGCGCCATGGTCAGAAAGGTACATGTGGCATGATTCTAGACCCTGAGGATATGCCACAGACTGCTGATGGTATTGTGCCAGATATCATTATTAATCCTCATTGTATTCCCAGTCGCATGACTATTGCGCAACTGATGGAAACCTTATTGGGAAAGGCTGCGTGTATGCTTGGGTGCCTTGGGGATGGCACTCCTTTCAATGCTGTATCAGTAGAGGGTATTGCTAAGATTCTACGCGACCAGCTTGGAATGAATCCTTATGGTAATGAGATTCTCTATAATGGCTACAATGGTCGCATGATGGATACGAGTATCTTTATTGGGCCTTGTTTCTATCAGAGGTTGCGACACTGTTCAGCAGATAAACTTCATAGTCGTGCTTCAGGGCCTCTTGTAATGCTCACACGCCAGCCGGCAGAGGGCAGGGCGCGTGAGGGTGGCTTGCGTTTTGGTGAAATGGAGCGTGATTGTGTGGCTGCGCATGGTATTGCAGACTTCACGAAGGAGCGGTTGAATGAATGTTCTGATGCATTCCGCTGCTTCTCATGTCGTGAGTGTGGTCTACTTGCGGTGGCAAATCCTACAGAGGGTCTTTGG